GCATGTGCCACTGGATCGAGTTCCACACGAGCTGCTTTCTGAACGCAAGCGGCTGCGTGCGATCGTAGAAGTCGACGTGAAACTGCCACGCGAGAATGTCGACGAGCGTCTCGTCAGCGAGCGCGAGAATCTGCGGGATGAAGATGATCGCAGACAGCGTCGGGTCCGCCGCGCCGCTCGGCGTCGCCACGCCGTCTGTCACGTCGATGATCTCGTGCATCTGTTCATCGAACGCCTCGCAGCCTGCTTGCACTTGTCGATCGTATGCAATCGACGGCGTGCAGAGATTGATCAGCTCAAGATTGCGCAGGTCTGTTGCCATCAGATGTCCTCGAGGCCTTTGTAGTTGATGATCGGCGCTGTCACGTCGCTGTGAACTGCGAGCTGATTGTAGTCCATCAGTTGAAACGACGGGTTCGGCAAGTTGATCACGACGCGCTTCGCGCCTGCTTCGAGCATTCGCTTCGTGAGTTCGCTGCCATTCAGATCGCGCGAGATCGCGCTGCGCTGCCATTCAATCCAGTCGAGCGCAGCTTGATTGACAGCTGCTTGAATCGAGTCTGTCAGCACTGCGTTCGCCTGCAGAATCCAGTAGTCGACGTTCAGCGTGTAGGTGAACTCTGTCGCGAGCTTGACTGTCACGAAGTCAGTGACTGGGCGTCGATCGTCACGATTGCAGCTTGCGTTGACGAGCGCCATGATGTCAGTCGTCGGCAGCTCGCCGCCTCTCATCAGCGGATATATCCAGACTTCGCCTGCGATCTCAGGCGCGCTGTGAATGACAGCTTGAATGATGTCAGGGTGCGCGCTGAGCGTCCAAAACTCATACGCCTCACGCGGCCCGCACGTCGAGAACGACTCGATCGCGAGCCAGATGCGGTAGCGATACTGCTCGTCCGACTCTGCGTCGCTGCCGCCAGCGCTCACAGTTGTGTTCGCGACAGTCAGACCGAAGGGCTGATTCCAGTTGATGATGCTGTTGATCTGACCGGGTGCGAAGCCATTGCCGATCGAGCCTGCGACGAGCGCTTGTGCTTCAACGTCGACGAATGTCGCGATCGACGGAAGCGCTGCTGACGTGAGCGTCTCGAAGATCACGCCGTTCGGCGCCTGACACATCGTGCCTTTCGGGATTGATACAGTGAACGCGAGCGGAGCTGCGAGCGTGAAGCGCAGAGTCGTCAGCGCAGCTTGAGCTTGCAGACGCAGCGCTCGCTCGCCATACAGCGCAGCGATGTTGTCGAGGTAGTCGTCGTGCGCATACTTGAGCAGGTTCTGCTTGCCAGTGAAGTCGATGATCGTGCGCTGATGCGAGAGCCAGTGACAGACGACGAGCAGAAAGAGTCGCACAGGATCGCCCGGTGCGAGCGTCTTCGCGATGCCAGTGAGCGCTTTGAATGCTGCTTCGTAGTCAGCGATCACTTCACTCACGATGATCGTCGGGTCTTTGACTGCGAAGTCGATGTCAGGGACAAACGGCAGCCCGTATTCAGGCGTGCCAACGTCGAGCGGATCAGTCGTGATCGGGTCAATCGGTGAAGGTGCGATGATTCTTGCAGGCATAAGTGTCACTCCAGTTCGTAGTTTTTGCCGTCGACGACAGCTGGCACATCAGGCCAAAGCTCGTAGAGGTAGACGAGCGACTTGTCGCCGCTGTTGTGTGTGATCTGCGGGTTCACGATCTTCGCGAGACAGTAGGCTGCTTCACCTGTCTTGTCGTCAGGTCCGATCTCGCCTGTCACAGCATCTTGCGGCAGTTCGCTGTCGAGATTCGTCAAGAGCGCTTTGCAGCCCATCACCTTGCCTTCGACCATCTTGCGAATCTGCGGCGGGATGACGATGTATTTGTCAACGTCAGCGTTGAGATACTTGCCGCCGTTGTAGTAGGCAGTCTGTGACTGGTAGCTCGGGTCGCCATGCGATGGGCCAGTGCCGTCATTGCAGATGTCGAGATCGCTGATGAAGCGCACGTAGCTCCCATCTTCGTTCGTGTAGATGACGACAGGATCGATCGTCAGCAAAGGCGTCAGCCCAGTCTCAGGCTTCTGCGCGCCCGACAGCACGTTGGCGATCGCCAAGCAGATTCTCTCGAAGCGCGCTTCGTAGAGTTCAGCGTCAGCAGATGAATCGACAAAGCAGACCTCGATCAAGATCGCAGCTTCATCCGTCTTGTTGAGAAAAAAGAGATCAGTGCGCTTTTTCGCCCCACGATTCTTCAGTGCAGCTGCGCTGCAGATGCTATCAGCGACAGATTGCGCAAGCTCTTGCTGTGTCTGGTAGAGCACTTCACAGCCCATCGGCTCATCGGTCGTGTTGTAGGCGTTGAAGTGCACCGACACATCGAGATCGCGCTGATGCGAATTGTGGAACGCGACGATGCGCTCAAGATTCTCGCTCTGCGATATGGACATGTCATCATCGAAGGTGAGACAACCGACGCCGATCGCTCTGAGATACTCAGCGACAGTCGCGACGACGCGACGCGCTTCATCGACTTCGTCAAGGTAGCCGCTCGCGCCTCGAATGTATTTGCCGTGGCCTGATGAGATGACGATGTTCACGGTTGTTTCCTTTCTAGTGTGAGCAATCGCGCTTTCACGTCCTCCATCTGCTTGTCGTGAATCTCTTTCTCAAGCTCGGTGAGCTTCGCTTCCTGTCGTGATTGCGTGCGCAGATACTCATCATGGAAACTCTCGAATGAGAGCGTGCCTTTGCTGTCCATGCGCTCAAGACGCGGCACAGTTTCAATTTTCCATTCGTGCAGATCGAGAACTTTCCCTGTGCGCTGCCCGAGAACATAAGCGCCGAAGATGACAGCAGCGAGAAACGACAAGACGCTCGCGCAGATCGTGACCCACTTCCCTTTGCCATTCTTCTGTTGTTCGTCTGCCATACTATTTTTTCGGTCGCGGCGTTGGTGTTGCTTTGTATGACGGCTCAGGCGTGATGTCTGGCGTCGGCTTCGGGCTAGGTGTTGGCCTAGGAGTAGCAGCGATCAGAGCTGCTGCAGCTGCGATCGCGAGAAGGAATGTTGTTGTTGTTTTCATGGTTGCATGTAGCTCGCTTGCACGACTGTCACCGTTGCGCTGTGCGATGCGCCGCCGTTGAAACTGACTCCGATTGTCGTCGCCGTTGTCGAGTTAAACGTCGCAAGTTGCCCCAGCTGCACCACCGCAGCGTTCGTCGGTATCGAATAGCCAATGTTGGCCCCGTCGTTGTGTGTCAGCGTGACGTTGCCCGCGCTCGTCGCTGCGCTCGGCGTGATCACGCTGCGGATGTTCACATTCCATTCGACGATCATCGTGTCGACTGCCGCCGTCTGTGTGTAAAAAGAGCCGCCGATGATTGCAGTGTCGCCGACCACGCCGCTGCCAACACGGACGTTGCACGTGAACTGCGCTGTGCTCGCAGCCGTCTTCACAATTTCGAAGCGGCACTTGTATTGACCACCACCAGCCCACTTGCCAGCGCCGACGACGCAATTCGAGCCAGCGATATATGTGTCGGCGGTCGTAATTGATTGCGCGCCTGTGCTCGCGTTCACGACGATGAGCGGCTCGGCGCGCCAGCCCACGTCGTAGTTTGTCGCAGTGTTTTTCGCGAGCACAGTGTTCGCAGCGCCGCCGCTCGGCAGTCTCACGCTTGTGCCACCGACTGTGAAGTCGTTCGCGTCGACTGCGCCTGCTGTCGCTGGCTTCGTCGTGTTGCCGACGCTCATGCCAGCGTTGTCGTGCAGACGCATCTTGCTCGCGAGACCGCCGCCTGCACTGCGCAGCAGGAAGTCGTAGTAGCTCGATTCGCTCCCAGCAGTGGGCGTCAGCCAGTTGTTCTGAATCTGTCCTGCATCGACTGTCGACGCGCTCGCGTTCTCAAGACGCGTCCAGATCGTCGCGCCGAAGCCAGTCACCGGCGTGCTGCTGCTGTTGTGTTCTAATCGAAGCACGGTGTCACTCGTAGCCGTAGAGGCGTTCGTCAGCGTGATTGTCTGATTGGTCGTGAACGCAAAGTCTGTCGCAAGATTGAGTGAGATCGTGCCTGTGCCAGTGATCGCG